AACACTAGATGACAAAGAAGTCGAAATTGCTCTTTGTATTCTAAGTGCTATCAACGTAGGCAATGTACGTGAATTAGATGACTTGAAGAACTTAACTGAGCTTGCAGTTCGTGCGCTAGATCAGATCATTGACTATCAACGTTATCCAGTTATTGCTGCTGAAATCTCTACAAAGGCTCGACGTAGTCTTGGCATTGGCTATATTGGCCTTGCACACTACTTGGCCAAGAAGGGTTTAAAGTACAGTGACATCGAAGCGGCACAATCAGTTAACCGCTTGACAGAAGCATTCCAGTACTACTTGATCAAAGCCAGTGTTGAACTTGCCAAAGAAAAAGGCCCTTGCGAATACTTTAGTCGTACCAAGTACAGCAAAGGTATCTTGCCAATTGACACATACAAGCGTGATGTTGACGAGTTCTTAGGAACAGACTTGCATTACGATTGGGAATTGTTGCGCAAAGAAGTTGCCGAACATGGCATGCGTCACAGCACACTAAGCGCACAAATGCCAAGTGAATCAAGTTCAGTTGCTTCTAACGAAACAAACGGCATTGAACCTCCACGTGCAGCAATGAGTACCAAGAAGTCTAAGAAGGGTCCGCTAAAGCAAATCGTTCCACAATACGGCAGCTTGAAAAACAACTACTCGTACTTGTTTGAAGAAGGTGTACAAGATGGTTATGTTCGTATCGTTGCAGCAATGCAAAAATACTTTGACCAAGCTATTTCAGGCAACTGGAGTTACAATCCAATGCATTATCCAAACAACGAAGTGCCAATGAGTATCATGTTCCGTGACTTGTTGACAACTTACAAGTTGGGCTGGAAAACTTCGTACTATCACAACACATACGATATGAAAGGTGAGGACGAAGACACGCTTGACACCACTGCCGCACCTATGCTACAATTGGAACAAGTCAATGATGACGATTCCGAGGCCTGTGAGGCTTGCACAATCTGATGAAAAGAAAATAAAATAATATGTCAACAGTTTTTAATAAGGATAAAGTAGACTTCACCAAACAGCCTATGTTTTTTGGTGAAGCACTTAATGCCCAACGCTTTGACGTATTCAAGTACCCTGTGTTTGATAAGCTAACACAAACACAACTTGGATACTTCTGGCGCCCTGAAGAAGTGTCACTGCAAAAAGATCGCAGTGACTATCTTGACTTCCGCGATGAACAAAAGTTTATCTTTACTGCAAACCTAAAGTATCAGATCTTGTTAGACTCTGTTCAAGGCCGTGGTCCAGCAATGGCATTCATGCCTTACTGTTCACTGCCTGAACTCGAAGGTTGCATGAATGCATGGCAGTTCTTTGAGAACATCCATAGTCGCAGTTATACACACATTATCAAGAACATCTACTCTAATCCAAGCGAAGTGTTTGACACAATGCTAGATGATGAAAAGATTATTGCTCGTGCCAAGTCAGTGACAAAGGCATACGACGAGTTCATTGAAGCTGCACAACAATTTACAGTGGCTGGTAAAGGAACCATGCGTGAAGTTAAAACAAAGCTGTTCTTGGCAATGGTTAATGTTAACGCACTTGAAGCACTTCGCTTTTATGTCTCCTTTGCTTGCAGTTTTGCCTTTGGTGAATTAAAGAAGATGGAAGGCTCGGCCAAGATCATTAGTTTGATTGCCCGAGACGAAAGCCAACACCTAAGCATCACAAGCCACATTATTAAAAATTGGCTAAAGGGTGATGATCCCGAGATGCAAGAAATCGCCAATGCTAACTTGCATCTGATTGGTGAGATTTATGATCAAGTTGTTGCCGAAGAAAAAGATTGGGCTGACTATTTGTTTAGCCATGGTGCTATTGTTGGCTTAAACGCAAAACTATTGCACCAGTACGTTGAACACGTTGCCAATAAGCGACTAAAAGGTCTTGGCGTTGAAACACGTTATGACCGCAGCGCAAATGATAATCCTTTGCCTTGGACTGACCATTGGACAAGTAGCAAAGGCCTGCAAGTGAGCCCACAAGAAACGCAGATTCAAAGCTATATCATTGGTGGCATCAAGCAAGACGTAAGCAAAGATACCTTTGCTGGATTTAAACTTTAATAGGCTATATATGCATCAATATGTGTCTCCTGCATAAATAAGTGCATGGGACACATATACAAAATTACAAATCAAGTAAACGGCAAATCATACATAGGATATTCCGATCATGTAGAATCCAGATGGAATGATCATAAGACTGGCAAGGGTAGTAAGCTGGTGTATCAAGCGATCAAGAAATATGGCATCGAACACGTTACATTCGAAATCCTAGCAGAAGATAGTGTAGCAAGTGAAGACATGTATATACAACTGCACAACACCATGCAGCCCAATGGTTATAACTTGACTCCTGGCGGCGGCCTTCCGCCTAACCATAAGGGTAAGACATACGAACAAATATATGGCAAAGATGCTGCCGAATTGCAAAAACAAAAAAGATTACATACTAAAATTGCAAATAATCGATTAGGCGGAGTCCGTAAGCATAGCGATGATATTAAAAAACAAATACGTGAAAGTGTTATCATTGCACATGCCAACAGAGATTGCTCGCACAGTGAAGATACAAAAAATAAAATAAGCCAAGCAAATAAAGGAAGATTAGCAGGCGCCAATAACCCTAAAGCTAAGAACTGGATACTAATTGATCCGTCTGGTAAAAACCACTATGCTCGTGGAAATCTTCGTAATACGTGCAAAGAACTTGGGCTCAGTTATGCTACTATGCATAAAGCCTACGCAGAAAATAGAATTCCTAACAGAGGCTCAGCGGCTGGTTGGCAAATAAAACATGATAATTGATGCAGTATTGCCAGCTCTTGACGACCTCAAATTGCAAACAGCAATGAGCACATTGGGATGCAATAATGTGGCGTTTATACCAATTATACAAAAGCCGCATACTCGGGTAGATCGTTGTCACGCCAATGTTGAATTGTATGTTACAATGTATGGTGGCAAAAAGTTAACTGGGTATTATGTAGCAGTAAGTGCAAGCGAGGACAAGTGGATAGCAGTCAAGCACAGTGTATGGAATAACGACGGCATAGTCGACATTACGCCTGTTGATGATAACCGTACTCATAATGTGTTTATTTGGGGAAATGATCATTTGTTTACGGATGTTTATAGCAACTGCAATCAGATAAATTATAATGAGAAGGTTACATATGAAGATACCTTTGCTGGATTTAAACTTTAAGGAAAAAAATGTTAATTGATGTTAAACGTGATGGTGATGTAGTAACTCTAAAGATGAGTTCCGGTGAAGAGCTGATTGGTACTTACAAAGATGATGATAACTCAACATACACCATTGATCGTCCAGTGACACTAAGCGTAGGACCAAAAGGTGGCCCAGCACTTACACCATACTTGATGACTGTTAATCCAGGCAACACACGCAACCTAAAGATCAACAAGGCCCTGGTAGTGTGCATGGCAAACACTGACAAAGAACTTGCTGACCAATACAGCAGTGCCATGAGTGGTATTCAAGTTGCCCCAGCTGGATTAAAGTTCTAATGCCAGCAGTTCATCGGCAGGGCGATGCTAACGATGGTGGTGGCATCATTGAAAGTGTTGCCCAAGGTACAGTTTACATTAACGAGCAACTAGCAAGTGTTGATGGAAGTGGTGTGGCGGGCCACGACCTGCATCTGCCTACTGCTACAGCAAACGGTAGCCCCACAGTGTTTGTTGGAGGCATTCCTGTAAATCGAGCAGGTGATGCCGACGAGTGTGGGCATAGTAGGGCAGACGGTAGCCCAGATGTACATGTAGGTTAAAATGAAATCTCCCATAAATAGCTGGGAGATTTCATTATGTGCAACCCAAAAGCGCCTGGCGCAGGCAAAAGATTAACAACAGCAAGCGGGGTAATATATTACCCTAACACCCCCGAAGGTGATATCGCAATGCGAGCCGACATGGCCGCAACAATGGGCGCAGCCGCCGGCGAAGATAGTCAACCGGCAACACGCAGTATTGAACCAGACAATAACGTGCCTAAAGATTGTGCAGAATATACTGACGCAATGTGGGACACTAAATGTAGCAAATATTTTAGATATTCTAACATGACACGCCAGCCAGTTAACGGCAGCGTAGATAAAAAAATTGGAGCATGTAATTGGAAAGCTCTGTGTGAAAATGTATTAGACCCAATTAAAGAACAATTCCCGGGTATGACTATTAGCTCAGGGTTCCGCCCAACTTCATTCAATGGATCAACAAGCGATCATACGAAGGGCAAAGGGGCCGACATACAGTTGTTGCAAGGTGATGCAGTTGAAGGTGCAAAGAAAATGTTTAAATGGATTGGTGCATCAGGCTTACCATTTAGTCAGCTGATCTTTGAAGGACGTTGGGTACATGTAGCGTATAATGGAGCTACATCGCCTAGTATTGCAGTATTGGTAACACGTAACGGCGCCGCCCCTTATCAAAACGGTGGCGGACGGGCTGGCACGGCATTACCACCTGACCTACGCTGGGCATAAGTAACACACTATGGCAAATATCCCAGTTATCCCCGGCGTTAGTGTTGCAACCAAAGGCATTCTAAACAAGCCAATCAAAGACATCATTTGTGCTATCTTATTTGGTGGCATCAACAACATGCTCAAGGGCCCGCTACTATGCGTAAACTTTGACCTTGACAAGATGGCCGAAGAAGCAGGCCTTGCCGGTTTAAATGATCTCAAGGACGAGCTAAAGAACGTAAAGGATCAACTAAAAGCAGCAGAAGAATTAGCAGGTATTCCTGAAACACTTGCTCGAGTAAACGGGGCTATTGCAGAAGTACAAAGTTTATTGGCACTAGATGGCTTATGTAAGATTCCCCTAAAGGCTCCTCTAATTCCAGATGTTGTAAGCCAAGTCATTGACGCAGAGTACAGAGAAATGAATGCCATCCTAAACGATCTTGGTCGTTTGGCAAAGCCAAGTATATGCTTAATGGGCGATGGTGGATTTGGTGCAGGCAATGGCTACAATCCAGATAGCATCTTGGGCAGTCTAAGTAAGCATATAGGCAACTTAGGAGACATACCAGGTAACCAGCTTGACGCACTGGTAAAAAGACTAAAAGGTGTACGTAAAGCAATTGAAAAATCTATCAATCGACAACTATTTCCAGACTTTAGAACTAAACATAATTTAATAACCGGAGCGCCAGTGAAGCCATCTGATGCCCAAGTGATTACAGTCAACGATTTTAAAGCAGCCTCAGCTACGGCACAAGTATTAGTAGCCAGTGTAAAGCAAACTGGTAGCTATCCTATCAAAGCAGATGGTATCACAAATGCCAACCCGTGGCTACCTATGTTAGGCCCCGAAGTATATAGTTTAGTAGTGGATGCATTAACACCACAGGATCCATTCTTTTCGCAGGAAGAACCAATATACGACTATTGCGGTAAGTTAGTAGGATATACATCTAATGTTGTTTCGGGCAATGCCAACGACGCAGGTGGTAATCCACTTGTTGGAGCAGAAGTTGACCCACCTAAGACAACATTTGACTTTGCCTGGATCGGCGATCGTAATTGTTGGGCAGTAAATGGCGATGTAAGCGAACAAGTAGTCAATGGTCGTAAAGACACTTACTTGAATGCAAACCCAACAATAGAATTACATAGAGGCTATGCTCATACACTTAGCATTCCTTCAATTGACATCAGCGGCAACGGCGTAGCAGCAGAGTTTTTTGTATGCTATGTAGATGAAAATTTACAACCACGTAAAGACAGCTATGGTAATGTGCAACCTTTCAACCTTGGCCTTGCACGGTTAGAAACATACGAGCTGCTAGAAGATGCAAATGGATCGTTCAACGACTCTTATGCACTAGAGCGCAAAGGAACTTACCCAACTGGTACCACACTGTACTTTGCAGCAGAGCAACGAGTGTACTCAGGCGAAGCAGCACCAGAGCTTCCAGATAAAGACACCTGGTGGTATAATCTTGTAACTTGTGATACAAAACGTTGGGAACCAAATGCTGAATTAGCCGACGGTACTGGCGTATGGGTTGACGTATCAAATGAAGACCGTGCAGCCAACTGGGTAGGCTCATCAAATGTGTATAACGCACCCAATGCCAACTACCTGGCTTATAGCAACAAAGATGGTTCAGTTTTTGGCCTGTTCAAATTTGTATAAGAAAACTCACTTAAAAAATTCTAAATAAATAACAATATGCAAGTAATTCTTCTAAATGGCATTTGGCGAGGCAATCCGCTACCTATGCGCTCGATTGGTTCGTACAAAGTTGCCCATACATTACGTAAAGCTGGCATATCAGTGAAAGTAGTTGATTTCATTGACATGCTTACCGGCGATGAGCTAATAACTCTATTGCAGCAACTTATCACGGATGACACAGTCTGGATTGGATTTAGTAGTACGTTCATGGCAGAGACCACCGAAATTCCAGTTACACGTCCCGACGGCACCACAGCTATTTTAAGAAGACAACGACGAGCCGGAATCAATGCTGAAATTGATAAAGCCTTTGGAATTCTTAAAGAAACATATCCAACAATTAAACGTGTAATTGGCGGAGTGATGGTTGACAGTTTGTCAGCAACTGACTTGAAAAACTTTGATTATGGATTTGCAGGGTATGCCGAAGGCCATGCTGTAAATTTACATAATTTTATCACTGACAATTTGCCACAGCCAACTATGAAAGAATATGTTCCGGGCTTCTTTCTATTAGATTGGCCAGGCCTTAATGCTCCATATGACATTCAGACTGATGACTTCACTTGGCATGACGACGACAACATTCAGCCGGGCGAAACATTGCCATTGGAAACAGCACGTGGTTGTATTTTTAAATGTAAATTTTGTTCCTACCCCGAGATTGGAAAAAAGAAAGGCGAAGCGGTGCGCCGCTTTGCTCACGTAGAACACGAAATTAGACGCAATTATGAAAAGTGGGGAATCACCCGCTACTTCATGCTTGACGACACATTCAACGATGATCCAGACAAAGTAAAAGAGTTCCGCGACATGGCCCTGACCTTGCCTTTTAAGTTAGAATTCAGCGCATACATACGTGTTGACTTGGTGTGGTCTCGACCTGAAACTGCCGAGTGGCTTAAAGAAGCTGGATTAAAAGCAGCATTCTTTGGAATTGAAAGTATGCATCCCGCAGCAAGCAAAATTATAGGTAAGGGATGGAGCGGTGGTCCTCATGCCAAGCCATTCATTGAAAAACTTCGCAATGAAATTTGGAAAGATGATGTAAGTATTTTTCTAAGCTACATCATTGGATTAACGCCTGAAACAAAATCTTCAGTGCTTGAAAGTTTTCAATGGTCAAAAAGAATTAACATACATAGTGCAAGTTTTAAAGCGTTATTCATTCGCGACATTGGCAAAACTGGAAAATATGTCAGTGAATTTGAAACAGATGCTGCAAAGTATGGTTACCAGGTTATAAACATTGTAACTCCCAATGATCCAGTTCCTAGATGGTTAAATTCAAATACCACAGATTTAAGCTCACGTATTGACTGCGCCAAGTTAGAACAAGAATTAACGAATGCACGTAGATCGCTTAACCGATTAAATGAGTGGACATTATTGGCATTCGGTACATTGGGTTATGAAATTAGTCAAGTTGCGAAAGTGTATGAAACAGATCGTGAATTCTATAAAGAATCATATGCTAGAGCCAGGGCCTGGCGCAATACATACTTTACCAAATTATTAGACTCTGTTACATACAACATTGACAGCGCGGTGCGTTGATGCTATAATAGTGCATGTTCGAAAATAAAAAAGCCCGTTACGATTATGAGGTCCTCGAAGACTACGAGTGTGGCATCGTGCTGCAATCGTGGGAAGTAAAGGCCATTGCCAACAAGACTTGCTCTATTGTAGGCTCACATTGTCGAGTATTCAACAGCGATGTGTTCCTTGTTGGTGCTAGTGTTGGCTCGTCTGACAACGATCAGCAACGAACACGAAAGCTATTGCTGCATCGCAAAGAGATCAATCGGCTGATTGGCAAAACGCAGGAAAAAGGTTTAACACTGGTCCCGCTGAAAATGTATCACAAGAACGGCAAGTTCAAATTGTTGATCGGTCTTGCTCGCGGCAAGAAAGAATACGACAAGCGGGAAACTGATCGGAAGCGTGATATTGAAAATGAAACACGCAGGATTGTAAAAAGTCAAAAACTAGCATAAATACATAATGCGAATCAAAGACATTATCACTGAATCCGACTATAGAGATACCACATTGCCCTTGGGCAAATATCGCGGGTCATATGATCCTAGAACAATGCAACATTATCCTGGCGAACATTCAGATTCCAGTGAGCTAGCAGATGTAGTCTATGACTTGATTGATGATGGATACGAACCGGACGTAGTTAGTGTAAATCCTGCAGAGCTAACAGCAACACAGGATTGGTTAAGTGATTACGGCAGCGACGAAGCTATGTTCGATGATTATCAGGACAAGCCAGTTGTATTGCGAGATGGACAAACATTTTACATCCTAGATGGTCATCATCGCGTTGCTAAAGCTCTACAAGCAAAACGTCCAATTAGTGTTTATTTGTTTAATGAGTTAGAATAATCGTTGACAAGCAGGAAAAACAAGTATATAATAAATACTTGAACAGCGTAAAGTAGTATAAAGAACGGTGTCTGACAAAGGGGTTCAAATCCCCTGACCTCCACCAAAAGAAAATTGAACACGGTGTACAACGTGCCTTAAGAGCGTGAGCGTGAGCGCGGGGTCGGGACATAGAGCCTGAATTTCAGTTTTCTTTTGATGGGGGTCATCCGGAATCGACCAGGCAACAAGTAAATATATTATCGCTCGGCAATGTAGAAGCCGTTAGGATTGGGGTCTCCCGGTCGCAGAAGCAAAACAAAGTAATCGCAAACGATGAAACTCCTTACGCTCTTGCAGCGTAATAAGGTTTGAGTAACGCCTTATAACCAAACGTTACTTAGAGGGGACTTGTGCCCCTCTTCTTTTCTCTATTAACTTTTCTTGTTTCTAGCATTTTTTAACAGACTCTGGATTACTCATTGGGTTAGTTTTTGGATCACCAAAGCCAGTGCCGCAGTAGACAAGTATTGTGCCGATAATGGCATTGTGAACAAATGTGAAGTTCATGATGGCATGTCCACTATGGATTGGATGACCATGGAGCAGACAGTTAATGATGTAGGCATCACAGTACCTGGTTCTAAGAGCACACAAAAGTTTCAAACTGTTACCATGGGTGCAATGGAAGCTGAAAAGTATACCATTGTTCTAAAACTGTTAGGCGAAACAGCCGATAACCAACCTGTTGCGAAGCCTATTACAGTTAAGCATAAACCAAAGTGTATCACATGCGGTAAGGTGAACAAGGCAACTGCCAAGTTCTGTACTGAATGCGGCACACATTTAACTATCTATGCGTAACAATACTGCCAAAGTCTTGCGCATTGGTCTGCGATAAGCACAACAATACAGTAAGTAAACTGACCGGGAACTTTTACTCGGTCAGTTTTTAATTTAAAAGGAACCTACATGAAGAAAATTATTTTAGCATCTATCTTGGCAACCATGGCCGGATTAGCATCTGCACAAACATCGGTTACACTTGGAGCATCTGCTGTTGAGTCTGACGAAAACGGACAAAACACAAATCGCACAAGTATCACTGTTCGCACAGGCGTTGGATACGGATTGGTTGGTGACGTGGGTGTTATTAATAGTCAAAACGATACCACCAATGCAACTTCAGTTCGTCAAGAACTTGGCGTGTCTGGTACTGTGTTTAGTGCTGGTAACCTTAGTGCAACAGTGCGCGGCGGACTTGGTTTGAAAACAGTGTCTGGTTCTACAGCAACCAGCTACTACTCCATCGAGCCAGGCGTTAACTACAAGATCACAGATGCATTGACAGCACGAGTTGCATATCGTTATCGCGATGCGTTCTCCTCAAGCGCAGCAGATCGTAGCGACACTACACGAGTTGGCGTTTCCTATGCTGTAACAAAGAAAGACACCTTGGGTCTGGGTTATGATGTGGCCAAAAAGAATGGCGCAGAAACTGCGACCACTTTCAACTACACACGTTCATTCTAAATTAGAGTAAACTAGTCAGTCAAAGCCGCCAATTACGGCGGCTTTTCAATGACAACTGTGTTATAATTACTTTGCAGACACAAGTTTGCACACACACTCAAACACAGGAGAACTACAATGAGTACAACAGCTACAAATGGCTACATGATTCGTCTTGAACTACTCAAGATGGCAAAAGAAATGATGGAACAAGATTGGCATGCACACCGCGACGGAAGTGTTCAAGAATGGCAAGCCAGTCGAGAAGTCTATCCAGGTGATACAGCACCTAAAGATCCAAAGCCATTCCCGATCTTCCGACCTTTCCCCACCGAGGAAGAGATCATCAAGAAGGCTAAGGCTCTAAACGAGTTTATTAACACCAAATAATTCAAACTAGTTTAACCAAACAAAGTCTATATGGACAAGAACCATATAGACTTTTTGCTTTAAAGTTGTTATAATCAATATACCACCAACGCACAAGCCAGGTGTATTATACAAGGAAACTTAAAATGTTAAAGAAATTCGACGAAACTACAAAGCAGTACAAACTGTTTCAAGCATTGGTATTGAACGGTGAAACATTGAGCGAAGCTGCTATTGCCAAGCGTTTTGGTATTGCTAACCCAACAGCTACAATCAGCCAAATTCGTCAGCGCGGCTATGCTGTTTATGCCAAGCAACGTGTTGCTGGTAATGGTGTTCGAGTTACTGAATATCAACACGGCGTTGCAAGCCGCAAGATGGTTGCATTGGCATACAAGGCTCAGAGCTTGGGCATCGCAATCTAAGTAAAAAGTAGTACAATAAAGAGGTCCACAGCGGACCTCTTTTTGTGGTTGACAAGTACGCCAACTGCCGCTATAATAAAGTTTTTAAACAGGAGTTCTCGTGAAGCTTAACAAACTTCTTGCTTCGGCAATCATTGCAAGCACATTGTTTGCAACCGTATCAGAATCATTCGCTGGCAGTATCGGTCGAAGTAGCAGCCGATCCTCATCGTCTTCTTCATCAAAGTCAAGTTTTTCAAGTGCTCCGGCACCTCGCCCCTCACCAGCGCCTGCGGCAGCACCTGCTCCAAGCAAGCCTGGCGGCATTGGCGGTACCGCATCAAGCGTGGGTGTACGCAAAAGCGAAGTCACTAATGGTGTTCGCAATGATGTTGCCGCAAGCAAGCCCGCACCGCCCGCTGGCTCAAACGGAGCAGTTGGTTCAGCAAGTCCCGGCTATGCAACAGCGCCCGGCTACAGTGCTCCTCCAGTCCCTGCACCATCAGTTGGCAGCGGCCTAGGCGGTGG